ATTATACAGAAGACGATCATATATGGTTATATATGTGTACCCACTCTAATAATGTTGATAAATATTGTGATTTAGAGAATAAATGGGGTAATAGTAAAGACAACTGTGTTTTACTAGATACTAAGGAGAGTAAATGAAATTTAAACGTGAAGATAGGTACTTAGTATTAAAGCGCAAAGATCTAGAGCGCTTGCCAGTTTTACTACAAGAAACTCTATGGGGATTTTTAGAACAGGCTGAATTTAGTCTTCCAAAACGCCAATACGTGGTGGTCGAGAGCGACTGGCCGGAATATGAAGCTGTATTCAAGATGATTGAAGAAAGGGTTACTAATGAAAGCAGTTAATTTCAAGGTAGTAAAAGAATTGCATAAAGTAGTAGCTTATCGTATGCAGTTTTATAATAAAATGTTGAAAGCTAAAAATGACAAAATCAGTAAGAGTTGAAAATGCAGATACTTCCAACCATAAAGTAGTAGTGGAAGTATGGGATGAGTTCATTATAGATGGGTTAATTACAGATAGGCTAGTAGAAACTATTAATTTAAGTAATCCGGCTGATATGACTACTAAAACTATTTGGGGTACTAGGTATTTAGTAGTTAAGGAGGCTATATAATGAAACAACCAAAATACTGCAAAGAATGTAAGTGGTCAAAACCCGAGGAAAGCTCTGAGTGGAGTCTACGCTGTCATAACCCTGTGGTAAATGGTAGTGACTCTTGGTCTTTAGCTAGTCCTAAAGTATCTGGTACTAGTGCTAGAGAAGAAAGAGAGCTAAAGTGGTATAGTTTTCCTGCTTGTGGTATGGTAGGAAAACTTTGGGAAAAGAAAAATACACTTGAGTGCGTAACTATTTCTTGATATAATTAATGTAACAAAACAGCATAATAAGGAGTTTAATATGCAAAATTTAGGTATTTTGATAGGGCGTTTCCAACCGCTACACTCGGGTCATAGAGACTTGATTAGGCAAGCAGCTAAACAGTGTAAGTATTTGGTAATTTTAGTAGGTTCTGCTAATAGATGTAGGTCTATTAAAAACCCATTTACGTATGCTGAGCGTGCTAAAGAGATAGATAAGTTTCTCTTTCATGAGAAATTAATTAATGTTAGCATGGTACCCCTTAACGACTACCCTTACTCAGATAGTCAGTGGATTAATGATATTAACATTATAGCCGAAGAGAAGAGGGATGCTGTTAAAGCGAGTAATGTTACCTTATTTGGATTCCAAAAAGAAGGTAATAACTATCTAAAATGGTTTCCTCAGTATAATTTTGTTAATATCACTACACCTTATGCTATTTGCTCTACTGATATTCGTAAATTATGGTTTGAAGCTGCTCAATATAACTTCGACCCTAGTGTTGTAGCAGACTGGAAATACTTTGAAAAAGAAAAAGAACTATTCAGTGGCTATCCCTTCCCAGAAACGTTAAACTTTAACTGTGCTGATGCTATTTTAGAGTGCTGCGGGCATATTTTGCTTATTCAGCGTGGTGCAGCTCCAGGTAAAGATACTTGGGCACTTCCTGGTGGATTTAAGAATGCTAATGAAACCTTCATAGATTGCGCAATTCGCGAGCTAATGGAAGAAACTAACGTACGAGTGCCGGAAAAAGTGCTTCGTGGCTCCATAGTTTCTAGTAGATTGTTCGACTCCCCTAGCCGAGGTAGTGGTATCCCTAGAAATACGCTCGCGGTACATATTAAAATCTCCGCTAACGCAGACGGCAGTCTACCTAGAGCTAATGGTGCAGACGATGCTATAGACTCTAAGTGGGTAAAGATTACTGACATTATGAATACTATGAGTATGTACGATGACCATAGTTCTATTATTTCCGCAATGTGCGGCGTGCTTCCATTACCTGCGCACGTAAATCCTAGGTTTCAGTATGTGGAAGCAATACCCAGTAGGTACCGAATATGTATATTCCTACATCGAAGCTCGTGGTGGCGTCTACGCCGAGACTGAGTTCCTAGGAATCCAGTCCCTTTGCCAGTATTTGGCAAAACCGATTACGCAATCCCAAATTGATTATGCCGATCGTATTTGGACAGCTCATGGAGAGCCTTTCAACCGAGCTGGCTGGCAGTACATACTCGATGTGCACGGTGGACGACTGCCATTGCGGATTCGAGCCCCTAAAGAAGGACTCATTATCCCAACTAAGAACGTGTTGGTCACCATTGAGAACACCGATCCAAATTGCTATTGGCTTACTACTTGGGTCGAAACCGCAGCCCTTCGTGCTATTTGGTACCCTTCCACTGTGGGAACCATTAGCTGGAACATTAAGCAAGTAATTCTTGACTATTTGGAGAAATCAGGTGACCCTATTTCTATTGCTTTCAAGCTGCATGACTTTGGTGCTCGTGGTGTTTCTAGCGAGCAGTCTGCTAGCATTGGCGGTGCTGCCCACCTCGTTAATTTCATGGGTACCGATACAATTTCTGCTGTTACTCATATTATGGATGTATATGGGGGAGACGTTGCTGGATTCTCTATCCCGGCTGCTGAACATAGCACTATAACAAGTTGGGGTAAAGATCGCGAAGTAGACGCTTATCGTAATATGGTTAAGCAGTTTGGAGGGAACGGCAAACTTCTTGCTGTAGTGTCTGACTCGTATGATATTTATAATGCCTGCAAATTGTGGGGAACGGAACTGAAAGATGATGTGGTTAACTCAGGCGCTACTGTGGTTATTCGTCCTGATTCCGGTGATCCAGTAGAAGTGCTTCCTAGAATGATGACTATTCTAGAACACTACTACGGTGCTCCAAAGAATGCTAAAGGGTACAAAGTGCTGAATAACGTACGAGTTATTTGGGGTGATGGTATTAATGCGGACTCTCTGGAAACTATTCTTCGCCATATGGTAGACTATCATGGGTATAGTGCGGATAACTTTGCCTTCGGCATGGGTGGAGGGCTACTTCAGCAACTGAACCGAGATACTCAGCAATGGGCTATGAAATGTTCCGCAGTTGGAGTGCGTGAACATACTGGGCTGCGTCAAGACGGGCCATTTGGTAAGTTAGTCTGGCGCGATGTATTCAAAGACCCTATTACCGACTCAGGCAAAGCATCTAAAAAAGGGCGTGTCACTTTGTGGACTAGTGGTGGAGAGTACAGATCAGCAGTGCATCAGCCAATGGAATGGGTAGACAAAGGAATTCTGTGGGAAGATGCTATGGTAACCTATTTCGACTATGGCTATGTGCAAGTTACTCAGACTTTTGAGCAAGTTCGTGCTAATAGCAATAAATAAGCATTGACTAATATACATCATTAATTTCTCACTTGATAACTTTTTACTTTCATGCTATAATAGATGTTCAAAAGGGGAAATTATTGCTATTTTTTAACATGAAAACCTTGGAGGAGCAAGCTAACGGCAACGTAATAAAATTATTCGCTCTACTTACTCACCACTACAACAAAAAGACTATCCCATCAAAGTGGGATAAGTTCCCTCCATCAAGAGTACCGCTGCACGGCCACTCTTACTTGCTTAACCCTAAACCTTTTTTAGATGATAAGCAAAACGATATATTGTATAAACTGCAATATCTAAAGCTCGCAGCTATGCGAGATTACTTACTATATAGACAGTATAAGTATAAAGCACTACAAACCTCGTTCTACCCGGACTTGAATCATAGTGCAATTAGTCACAACCCGTTATTAAAAGTAACACCCACAGAAGTAACATTCCTCTATGAGGAAGCTCTAAATTAACTAGAAAGAAATAAAAATGGCTCTTACATTCAAAAACACAAAAGGCAAAGCACAAAAGTCTTCTCACGAATCTTATACCTACAAAGATGGTGAGAATACAGTTCGTATTATCGGTGGTATTCTTCCACGTTATCTGTACTGGATTAAAGGTACTAACGACAAGCAAATTCCGCTAGAATGCCTTGCATTTGATCGTGAAGAAGAAAAGTTCAACAACAAAGAAGAAGACGTTGTCCAGCAATACTACCCTGATATTAAGTGTTCTTGGTCTTACAGTTGTAACTGTATCGCTACAGTAGATGGTACTAAGAAAGTAGTAGTTCTTAACCTGAAAAAGAAACTCTGGGAACAGATTTGCTCTGCTGCAGGTGACCTAGGTCTTGACCCTACTGACTACGATGAAGGCTTTGATATTGTCTTCAAGCGTGCAAAAACGGGACCGCTTGCTTTTAATGTTGAATATACACTTAGCCAGCTTAAGCTGAAGAAACGTGCTCTTACTCCTGAAGAACGCGAACTTGCAGAGGGTGCTATGAGCATTGATGAAAAAATGCCACGTCCTACTACTCAGGATATTAAATCTCTGATTGAACGTATAAAGAAAGGCGCTTCAGAAGAAGAAGAAACTACTGAAGCCGGTATTGATAAAGAAGCAGTTAGCGACCTAGGCTAATAAACTTGCCGCTAAGAGGGTATCTTCTTAGCGGCTTTTTCTACTTATAAAAATGAAAATCCTATTCACAGCTGATATTCATATCAAGCTAAATCAGAAAGGCGTACCTGTTGAGTGGGCTAAAAACAGGTATAGATTATTTATTGAGCAACTGTCACAACAAATGGTAGAAGCGGATCTACTAGTTATCGGGGGTGACGTTTTTGATAAGTTGCCGAATATGGAAGAGTTAGAAGTTTATTATGAACTAGTGTCAAGCTGCTCACTTCCTACTATTATATACCCTGGAAATCACGAAAGTCTAAAGAAGAATACTACCTTTCTTACCTATTTGAAGAAAGTTACTAGTATTATTAATCCTTTAGTACAGATCATTGACGATTACTATACTGACCCTAGTAATACCTTTGATATAATTCCGTACAATAAGCTAAAAGAATACAATCCCGCAGATGTAGACTTTCACGCAGACCTGCTATTTACTCATGTCAGAGCCGAAATCCCCCCTCATGTTAAAGCTGAAGTTGATCTATCAATCTTTGATAGGTGGAAAACCGTACTTGCGGGGGATCTGCATAGCTATGCTAACTCTCAGCGTAATATACTATACCCTGGTAGCCCTGTCACTACCAGCTTTCATCGTTCACACGTTGATACAGGGGTTATCCTATTTGATACTGATACGATGGATCATGAGTTCATCAAGCTAAATCTTCCACAATTAATTCGTAAGACTATCAAAGCAGGCGACCCTATGGTAGCGACTGACTTCGATCATACAGTGTACGAGATTGAAGGAGATATGTCAGAGCTTGGTAATTTAGAAGATAATGAGCTTATTGATAAGAAGATCGTAAAACGCGATGTTGATACAGCCCTTATTTTAGACCCTAGCATGAGCATGCAGGAAGAAGTAGCAGAGTACTTACTATATGTACTTAATCTAGATCAAGAAACAGTAGATACAGTTGTTAATCTACTAAATAACAATATGAGTAAACTGAATGATTAAGTTTAAATCTCTAAAATTCTCTAATATATTTTCATATGGTGAGAATAATTATATTGAGTTTGATACTAATACGCTGACTCAGCTAGTTGGAAAGAATGGTAACGGTAAAAGCTCTATTGCCCTTATTTTAGAAGAAGGTCTGTTCAATACTAACTCTAAAAAGATTAAGAAAGCAGATGTACTAAATAGATACACTAAAGCTAAAGCCTACAACATTGAAGTAAAGTTTGAAAAAGATGGTGTACCTTATACTGTTTCTACCAATAGGTCTACTACCGCTGGTACTGTTAAGCTTATTAGGGGTACTAGTGATATTAGCTCTCATACTGCTACCGGAACCTACAAGCAAATTGAGTACATCCTCGGATTTGACCATAAAACCTTCAGCCAGATCGTATATCAAAGCAGCGTTTCGTCGCTGGAATTCCTAACAGCTACAGACTCAGCTAGAAAGAAGTTTCTAATTGAGCTTTTAAACCTTACTAAGTATACCAAAGCCTTAGATGTTTTCAAAGAGCTAGCGTCAGGTATGAGCAAGCAAGTAGATACTATTAATACAAAGATTAGTAGTATTGAGTCTTGGCTATCTAAATACGCTTCACAAGACTTAACTATTAAGGCACTAGAAGACGAGTTACCTAGTCCATCTGGTATGCAAGATCAGATAGTTCTACTAACAAAAGAGCTGGAAAATATAGAACAAACTAATAAAAAGATTGCTAAAAATAATACTTATATTAGTGTACTAGAAAATATTGACGTTTCAGTTCCGCAGGATAAACCAGCATTCCCAGACCTAAAAGCATGGGAAGTAGAATGTGCTAGAATAGAACAGGAGCTAAAAGATGGAAAAGCTCTTAGTAGTAAACCAAGTACTAAAGTCATAAAGTGTCCTACGTGTCACCAAGACATGGATAACACAGTAATGTTTACTAGAGTTGTAGAGTTCGAGAAGAAAAAGAACTCACTACATTCTCGGTTATCTGATCTATTAGAGCTTATTAATTCTGCTAACGCGGAACAAGCTAAATGGTTTGCGTACGATAAGAAAGTACAAGAGTGGGAAAAGTACCATGCACTTATTGACCCATCAATCCCTACTAAAGTACTAGATAAAGTCTCTCTAGAAAAGGACATCGCTAGACTGACTGCAAGTGTTAAAGCTATTAATGATGCTAATGCAGTAATACGCAAACGTAATACTGCTGCTATTGAGCATAATTCTAAAGCTAAGGTTATCTCTGAGCAACTAGTAGATATGCGTAAGGATAAAGAAGCTCTGGGCGAAGATCTATTACTAAAAGTATCTGAGCTTAGTAACCTACAAATACTAGTGAAAACATTTAGTACCACAGGATTAGTTGCTTATAAGATTGAGTGTCTTGTAAAAGATCTAGAGCAGCTAACTAATGACTACCTTAGTGTTTTATCAGATGGTAGGTTCCAATTATCTTTTGTAGTAGTATCGGATAAATTAAATGTCGTCATTACAGATAACGGAAGAGATATTAGTATAGAAGCATTATCTTCTGGTGAGCGTGCTCGCGTTAATGTTTCTACCTTGCTTGCTATTAGAAAGCTCATGCAGGCTCTGTCAAACAGTAGAACGAATCTTCTTATCTTAGATGAAACCGTTGAGTCGCTTGACCAAGAAGGCAAAGAAAAATTAGTTGAAGTATTGCTAGAAGAAGAGTCATTAAACGTCCTGCTTATTAGTCACTCTTTTACCCATCCGTTAATTGAAAAAGTTGACGTTATTAAAGAAAATAATATATCGAGGATTGTTTCATGATTCATTTAGATAAAAGGTATTACAACAAAAATAATACTAAAGACGTAGTAATTGTTGTTAGTATAGAATACTTCGATGGACTAAAGAAAGTAGTCTTTAGGAGAGAAGGTAAAGGCAGGTTTACATTACCTATAGAAATGTTCGAGAAGAACTTTTTAGAAGTAGATGGTAACCAGTAATGCTAAAGGGGCTCGTGGAGAGACGGTAATACGTGATAAGCTGCGAGCCCTTACTAATTTACAATGGGAAAGAGTACCTTCATCAGGTGCTTTAGACCCTAAACACGGGCTTAAAGGCGACCTGTATATACCAGGTCAAAACAACGTTTACGCCGTAGAAGTAAAAAACTATGAAGAAGACCACCTAACGTCTAGAGTACTATCCTCTAGTAACCCTCAACTGCTACAGTTCTGGGAACAAGCAGTTAGACAGGGTAAGCAAGTAAATAAAAAGCCTCTATTATTATTTAAATTTGATCGCAGTAAAATATTCGCTGCGTATGAGGAGATTCCTTATAATGATTATAATTACATATTTATTAGCGCTGGGGGTTATAGTTTATTTGTTTCGCTAATGGAAGACTGGATTCTAAACGAACGTCCTAAATTCATTCTTGAAAATAATGCTTAGGAATGATATAATATAAAAATGAAAACATTTAACTCAATGAACGAAACGGCTAGTAATAGCTTAATGATTGTAGATAGCCTCAACCTAGGGTTCAGATATGCTCACCAAGGTGCAGTAGACTTTGCAGAAGACTATATGCGAACTGTACTTAGTCTAAAAAAGTCTTATAAATGCGATAAGCTAATTATTGCAGCAGATATGGGTTCTTCTAGTTTTAGAAAGAATCTAGACCCTGAATACAAAGCTAATAGAAAGAAAAAGTATGAAGATCAGACGCCTGAGGAAGCGGCAAAGTTTGAAGAGTTCTTCGCTGAGATGCAAAAGATTCTTAGCAAATATGAAATGGACGGAATATACCCAGTTAGTAGATTTCCTGGTGTCGAAGCAGATGATATCGCTGCTTACATCACTGGAAAAAGGAAAGTATATGGAATTGATCAAATCTGGCTTATATCCTCAGATAGAGACTGGAATCTACTAGTTGATGAAGGCGTTTCTCAATTCAGTTTTGTAACAAGAAAAGAGTTTACCGTAGATAACTGGCATGAGCACTACGACTTTACTAGGGATGAGTACATTAGTATTAAAGTGCTACAAGGCGATAGTGGTGATAATATTAACGGAGTTCCAGGTATTGGACCTAAGCGAGCGCTAGAGCTAGTTAGGCAATATGGTTCGGTTTACGATATTATTGCTAGTCTACCTATACAGAGTAAGTATAAATATATTGAATCACTAAATAAGTTTGGTGCTGATAACCTAATGCTGAACTATCAGCTAATGGACTTAGTTACCTACTGTGCAGATGCTATTGGTGAAGAGAATTGTAAGAAAATTGACCAACAATTGAAAGATTACCTATGACAGTTAAACCTTATTTACAGCCACCTATTCAAATCAAATTAGAGCAAGAAGGCTGTATGCCCTATAGGGCGCATGAAACAGATGCAGGTGCTGATTTATTCTCTAATGCAGAAGTTGCTATCTATCCCGGAGAGCAAAAACTAATTGATACAGGAGTAGCCATTAAAATTCCGGTAGGCTTCGTTGGCTTTATTTTCAATAGGAGTTCTCAAGGGAAAATAGGGATTCAAATCGCTAATGGCACTGGAATTATTGATTCGGATTATCGTGGAAATATAAAAGTTCTGCTAAAAAATACTAGCGATGAGCCCTATTTTGTTTACCCTCAATCTACTAGAATTGCTCAACTAGTAATCTCTCCTATTGTACTAGCTAAATTTGTGCCATGGACTGAAGAAGATTCAGTATGGGACGACACTGTTAGAGGCACTGGGGGTTTTGGGAGCACTGGCGTATGAATGCAGATCAAGAACGGCTTCTAATAGCATTAATAGAAGTACAGACAGCTATTAGAACCCCTACATTTATTGAGGATAGACTTAGCTATGATAGTTTAACATACTATTTCGATCTTCTAGTAGATAGTTATCGCAGAGCTCTAGGTAATAAACTAATCAAGGAATATAATGAATGAAGTAGAAACTAAAATCGCAGAAGCTATTAAAGACTTGGAAAGGCTACTAGTACCAATGGCTGCTACGCATGATATGAGAAATAGTATTAACGAGTCTCTAGACGTACTTAGAGAATCACTTATCTGCGCAGTTGGGCGTAGAGTAATTAAAGGAAGTAAATGAATCCAAGTATTAGAGCACAAGTAATTACCCGTCGTACGTATAATCGCCCTACAGATGATACAGGCAAAAACTTTGAAACATGGGCAGATACTGTAAGCCGTGTTATTGATCACCAGCAATGGCTGTGGGAACGAGCTGTTGGACGTGATCTAATTGATGTAGAATTTGCTGAACTTTATGATCTTGAGCAGCTAATGCTAGAGCGTAAGGTTTCTACATCAGGAAGAACTCTATGGCTAGGAGGTACAGATGTTGCTAAGACTAGGGAAGCTAGTCAATTCAACTGTAGCTTCACACAAGTTGAAACTATTTATGACATTGTAGATGTACTATGGTTACTATTACAAGGTTGTGGCGTAGGATTTAAACCAATTGTAGGGACACTAAATGGATTCAGTAAACCAATCAAAAATATACGAGTGGTTAGATCAACACGCACAGAAAAAGGCGGTAAAGAGCACAATACTGAGCATTTCAACCCCGAGACAAAAGTCTGGACTATCACTGTGGGAGACTCAGCAGAAGCTTGGGCAAAGTCCATCGGTAAGCTCATGGCTGGAAAGTATCCCGCTAAAGAACTCGTGCTTGACTTCAGCCAACTTCGTCCAGCTGGTGAAAGACTAAAAGGGTATGGGTGGATTAGTAGTGGAGATTCTGCTATCTCTACAGCATATGTGGCAATCGCAAAAATCCTTAACGGGCGTGCTGATAGTCTCCTTACTAGAATGGATATTCTTGATATTGTTAATTGGCTTGGTACCATTCTATCTAGTCGCCGTTCTGCTGAAATTGCTCTTTTTGAGTATGGTCAACCAGAGTGGCAAGAATTTGCAGTAGCTAAAAAGGATTGGTGGAAGTTTAATGCTGCTCATCGTCAGCAGTCAAACAATTCATTAGTGTTTAAAGAAAAACCAGTATATGCAGATTTACGCAGAATTTTTGATCTCATGGCAGACGCCGGAGGATCTGAGCCAGGTTTCATTAATGCTGTCGAAGCTACTAGACGCGCTCCATGGTTTTCCGGATGTAACCCTTGTGTTGAAATCCTGCTTGGAAATAAGTCCTTCTGTAACCTCACTGAAACTGATATTGGAAAGTTCAAAGGAGATACCGCAGGACTTCACGAAGCTATTAGGCTTGCCGCTAGAGCAAACTATCGCCAAACCTGCGTAAACCTTAAAGACGGTATTTTACAGGAATCATGGCATTTAAATAACTACTTCTTGCGC